CTTCCCGCTCGTGCGCCGTTTCGAGCCGGTAGATAGGGACTCGTTCGACGGCACGATTGCAACCGGCGCTCCCTTCATCGCCTTCCCGACCAGCGGGCAGGTGGGCATCTTCCAGTTTCTCTTCTTCCAGGCGCTCGGCGCTGCCATGGCCGTCAAGATGCGCGCAGCGGGAGACACTGCGTTCACCCTCAACAAGGGCGGATTCGTCCTGGTCATGGACTCGTCTGACCTTGTTGGTACGCTAATCCAGAACAACAGCGGCGGCGCTGCCAAGGCCGTAGGACAGCTCGCCGGGACATAACGGATGCGCCTGATCGAGCGACACCCCGTCTCGAAGCTGCCCAAGATCGTTCGCTCGCGCGACAACGATCAACGCCTGGAGACGTACCTATCCATGGAGCTAGAAGACGCGCTCACCGCGCGCCGGACCATGGACAAGGTGTGGAACGAAGCGCGGCGGCAGTACAACGGGATACCGAAGCGCCCCATGCGCGAAGTCCCGGTCCCCAACGCGCCGAACATCGAGATCACCCTTGGCGCGATCCTGGCGGACGACATCTACGCGCAGGCGGCGGACACCCTTTTCACCGCGTCCCCGCTTATCACGGTGCGGCCGGTGGACTCCAGGTGGACCGAGCACGGCAAGGCATGCCAGGACTGGGTAAACTGGCTCGCGGCGAACGAGCTGGACTTGCGCAACGCCGTGAACCACGCGCTCGTGGACGATTGCCAGCTCGGGACGGGCGTCTACTACATTCCGTGGGTCGAATCGACCAAGAAGGATCGCGTCTACAAGATCACCGAGCGCAAGCCGCGCATCTTCGCCATCGCGCCCGAGGACTGGATCGTACCTCCGGGATCGCGGGGCGACGTGCAGCGGGACCGTTGGGTGGCGCTGCGCTTCTGGTACACCAAGGGTGAGCTAGAGGAGCGGGGCCGGGAGCGCGGCTGGCACATCGAGAACGCGCTACCTGTGGCGCAGTTCGACATGGTGCGCTTGCAGCACGAACGCAAGGCCAACATGCGCGGCGCGATGCTGTGGCGCGAAGTGTACGAGGTCTGCGAGGTTTACTGCTACTTCGATTACGACAACGACGGCCTGGACGAGGACGTGTTGGTGACGTGGGATCGTGCGTCGCGCTCCATCCTCAACATCCAGTTCAACCCCTACGACATCCGTCCTATCGAAGTCATGCGGTATCAGCTCCGGTCGCACCTGCCTTACGGCCTCGGCGTGATGGAAATGGCGCAGCCGTTCCAAGAGGAAACGACCGAGCTGCACAACTACACGATGCTGAACGTCTTCCTTGCGAACGCTCGCGTGTGGGTGGGCCGGGAGAGCGCAATCCCGGATAAGCTAGAGATTATGCCCGGCTCGGTGATTAAGGTCAACGCCGAGGACGTGACGACCGCGCTCGTCGAGCTGAAGATGTCCGAAGTCTATCCGAGCGCGTTCCAGGCGCAGGGCGCAGCGATCAACCTCGCTGAGCGGCGCGTGGGCACGTCGGGCGCTGCGGGCATGCTTGCTAAGGGCGGCTCGCGGACGCCCGGCGTTACGGCCCTGTCACTCTTGCAGCAGGTGAACCGACGCTTCTCTCCTGCCTTCGACGACATGCGGGAGAAGACCGCCGCGGCTATTCGCCAGTCGATGTACCGCTACCGCGAGCGCCTGCTCGCCAAGGACAAGGAAGTCGAAGACCACATCCTGATGACGATGGGCCGGGAGCGTGCGACCCTTATCATCGAGCTGCTGACGACGCAGGACTTTGACAAGTCGGTTGCGGTCGAAATGACCGCGAGCACGGCACAGGTCAACCGCGAAGCGGACCGCCAGAACGCCATCATGGTTGCCAACATGATGCAACAGTTCTACCAGCAGACCGCCGCGATGGCGATTCAAGCCGCAACGCAGCCGATGCCGGCCGAGGTCCGCAAGCTGCTCGTGGATACCGCATCCAAGGGCAACGAGCTGATGGAACGCACGCTACGAACCTTCGACAACGTGCGCGACCCGAAGACCTTCCTGCTCGACATCCCGAAGTTCGAGGCGGCAATGGAAGCCGGCAACTCGGCCCAGGTCCAGGCGCAGGCGATGGCGGCGCAGGCCATGGCCGGCATGGCACAGCAGGCGGGCGCGACGCAGACCCAACAGGCCACCGAGGGTCAGGACCAAGGTGGCGGTGCAGCGACTGAAGCGCCCCCGGCTCCCGGTGTAGCTAGCGCGGGGATTGCGTGAGAAGCTGGATAAGGCTAGTACATAGCACAGCAGGTGGCTATGCAGACGCAAAAGAGCACTTGGAGTCACTAGCTAGTGAAGAAGACCATCTCACCAAAGCCAAGACCATCGAGGAGCTGCACTACCAGCGCGGCAAGGTCGATGGGATCAAACAAGTCCTGTTCATACTGACTAGCAGCAAGTAAAGGAGACGCGAATGCCCCGATTGTTCGCCCCGAAGCCGAAGCCCGAAGTTGTCCCCGTTGCGCCTGTAGTTGCTCCGCCCCCGCCCTCTGGTCTCACCAAGGACGAGGTACGGGAGCTGGTCGGTGGCGCCGTTGCGGGCGTCGCACAGCAGCTCACGCAGACCGTTGCGCAGCTCGGCCAGAAGGTCGAGGAGCTGGCCACGCGCCAGCCGCAGGTGATCATGCAGCAGCCGGCCGCCGTCGCTACGCACACGAGCGAAGAGGTCTCCGACCAGGAGATCGACTCGGCGGTGCTGAGCGGAACCGGCGCCGCGGCCCGAATCCGGGCCATGGTAGACCGTGCTGTAGACCGCGCCACCACGCGCGTTATCAACGAGCACGTCAAGCCGCTTCAGGACTACGGCGTCAACACCATCGGGGAGCTGAGCCGACGCATCACGTCCAGCGGGATGAAGCACTATCCGCGCTTCAAGAAGGAGATCGACGCCCAGTTGAGCGTCCTGACCCCCGACGTGCGCGCAAACCCCATCGTGATCGAGACGATCTACAACGCCGTGGTCGGTCTGCACACCGAAGAGTTGGTGCGCGAGGCGACCGAGGCCGCGGTTCGCCAGGCGCAGGACGGCTCGACTGCGGGAGGCGCCACGGCGCCCGGGACCGCCAAGCCTGGTCAGGGTTCGACCTCCCCGGGAACCGGAGCCGGCCCTGGTGCGACCCGAGAGACGCCCGAAGTGCCCACCGTTGAGAGGGTGGGCGGGGACGCCGGCCTGGAAGCACTGTCCCACAAGGGGTCTTCCGGCCAGAACGCAGACGAGTTCGCCCGCGGCATGGGCTACAAGGACTGGGCCGACTACCAGAAGCAGTATTCCGAGCTGCTGGCAGCCGAGACCGCCGGCAACGCCTGAGCCCTTGCATCGGCCATAGCACACGAGTAGGAGAAGACCATGGGGAAGAGTGAAACGCCTACGTTCGATCCGACCGATACCGCCTCTGCCCGCGAAGCGGCCGAGGCTCAGGCCGCCCTCCTTGGCGAGCCTCGCTCCAACAAGGACGATCTTGCGCGCAAGGCAGAGAAGTTGATCGCCGCGGCGCAGAAGTTGCTGGAGCAGATCGAGGTCGAGACCGCTGATCCCGCGCAGCTAGAAGTCGAGAACGAGGTTCGGCAGGCGCTCAACGACATGAACGAAGTCTACGTCTCGAACGCGCAGAGCGAGTACACCTACGCCTGGCAGTTCCGCGACCCGCACAACGAGTACGGCGGCCGGCACGTCCGGAAAATGCAGGCGCTCGGGTGGGAAGTCGTTAGCGGTGACATGCCCGAGGCTAAGGAGCATCATCGCTTCGTAGACGGCACGCGCGTCGTGGCCGATTGCCTCCTGATGCGCTGCCGGCTGGACCGAAAGCTACTGCTCGACAAGCGCGACCGTCTGCTCCGCGATGCGCAGCAAGCTGGAATCGTGTCCCGAGTTCACGAGCTGGCCGAGCGCGCGGGCACCCGCGTGTACGACAAGCTGCCCGGGTTCGTCGAAGAGTCCCTTTCCTCGCAGGCTGACCAGCGGCGCCAGGCCGTTCGGAGCCAAGCGCGGCAGGACTTCCATCGAATGAACCAAGGGGGCAAGATGGACCGCATGCTGAAGACCGGGACCATCCCCGGCATCCCGGCGCCGGGCGCGGGCGCCTAACGGATCAACTTCCAAGCGGTAAGGAAAGGGTAAGACCATGGCTGCTGCACACATCTTCATCAAGCCCGTTCGTCACGCGGGCGTCGCTTCGCAGGACCGTATCTACATCTCGGGCGCTGCGATCACAGAGGGGTCCCCGCTCGTGTTCGCCTCGGGCAAGGTCGTAGAGGCCACCGACGGCGCGGACGGCGCGGTGCAGGACTCGACTCAGGACCCGACCATCGCCATCGTCGGCTTCGCGCTGAACGCGACCACGGCGGCAAACCAGGACGTGCTAGTAGCGCTGTGCTACCCGGGCCGTGGCTTCGTTGCCTCGGTCGGTGACAACACGGGTGCCGCCGGTACGGACGGCGGGACCAAGGCTCTCGCGCTCGCGGACATCGGCCTCCTGCGCGAGGTCCACAAGGACGCGACTTCGGGCAAGTGGATTCTCGGTGCTGCGTCGGCCGCCGCCAAGGGCGGTGCGCTGGTCGTGCAGTTGATCGACAAGGTGGGTTCGACCACCTTCGACGCGCGCAGCTTTGGTGAGGTTGGCCGCGGTCCGGGTGCGATCACTCCGACCCCGCCCAACGCCACCTTCGAGCAGGACCCGCCTGCCGGCCCCAACTTTGGTACGGCCCGCGTCGAGTTCGTGATCCCCAGCGGGGACTCGATCTTCGGCACGGCTCAGGTGTAATCAAGAAATCTCGACTAGGAGACGACCATGGCAATCGGACGCGGTGCATTTGCTGCCCTACTCAAGCCAGACCTCTACAGGGTCTACGTCGAGACGGGCAAGGAGCGGCCTCTGGAATACACGTTGTTCTTCAACGTGGACGACATGCCATGGAACCCGGTGAAGGATCAGCAGATCGCCGGCCTCGGGACCCTGCTCTCCATGCCCGAGGGAGAAAATTTCCCGCTCGACGAGCCTCGGCTCGGCGGCACGGTGCAGTACGAAGCCGCGCCGTTCGGCCTCGGGGTAGAGATCACTTGGCCGATGTGGCGTGACGATCAGTACGGCGTCATGCGTGAGCTGGTAGCGGAGCTGGCTCGTGCCTCCCGCAACCGCCAGGAGGTCGATGCCTGGTCCGTCCTCAACAACGCTTTCGACACCACGTTTGCCGGCTTCGACGGCACGTCTCTACTCTCGACCGCACACAACCTTGTGGGCGGTGGGACCGCGGCGAACCGGCCCTCGCCGGACGTAGGCTTCAGCTCGCTGGCCATCCAGCAGGGCCTTACCCGGTTCGAGAACATGCCGAACGAGCGCGGCCTTCCCCGCCTGCTCGCCCCGAACCTCGTGCTGATTGCGCCCGAGAACAAGTTCCTCGCGCGCCAGATTCTCGGCACGGTGAAGCAGCCCTTCACAGCGTCCAACGAGATCAACCCCTTGATCCAGGACGACCTGAGCTGGATGGTTTGCCACTACTTCACGAACACCACCCAGTGGTTCCTCGCGTCGCGCGGCAACCACGACCTTCAGTTCCTCTTCCGGGATCGGCCCATCTTCGACGGGTTCGATGCGCCCTGGAACAAGAACGCGATCTTCACCGTCTACCAGCGCCACACCAAGGGCTACGGCACCTGGCGCGGGATCGACGGCTCGAAGGCGTCCTAACCCGAAGGAGCTGAACCATGGACGTTCGATCCGGAGCAGGGTTCCGAGACCCACTACGCTTCCAGCACGCGGAGTCCGCACTGAACGGCCCCGGGGTGCCTCACTACCTCGACGGCTGCTCGCTCGACGCGGTGGACCGCCTGTCCTTCCTGAACGACGACCCTGAGCGCGGTACCGACATCGTGACCGTGGCCGAGGACTTCGTGGTCATCCCGGCCATCGACTTCGGTGCGGCTTCGGCCGACGTGACCTGCCCCTACACCCTGACCTCCGGCTCGGCCAACGCGCCGACCATCCCCGCGCAGCCGAACACCGTCGGCGGGGTGCTTCGAGTGCAGTCTGCCGGCACGGCCGACAACGACTCGGCCATCCTGAAGTGCCTCCAAGCCGCGTTTCGCTACTCGACTACCAAGGCGCTGTGGTACACGATCCGATTCGCCGTCCAGGCGACTGCAACAGGCGAGCAGCTCGTCGGCCTGGTCAACACCGCCTACTCGCCGGCCGACCCGGCGACCCTGCCCACGGACGGGTTGTTCTTCTCGAAGGCGACCGCGGCCACCGACTTCACCTTCCAGGCCCGCAAGGCTTCGACCTCGACCAGCATCGCCAACGTCCTTGCGCTCGCGGGTGTGACCCTAGTCGCGGACACGATGGTCGAGCTGTCCTTCCGCTTGATCGACGGGGCGGTTCACGTCTACGTCAACGGCAAGCGAGTCGGCTTCGTCGTCCTCAACGATGCAAACCTGCCCGCCGCGGCGACCGCCCTTCAGGTAGTCAGCCTGGTCGCCACGTCCGCGGCAGCTACGAAGTACATGGACATCGACCACCTGCTCTGTTCACAGGAGCGCTAACTGTAAACCGGGAGGCGTTCCGTTGTCTACGGAACGCCGCCTCCCCGAAGGAGCCCGAATGCCCGAATCCGCCCCCGATCTCGTCCAACTCGCCCTCCTGATCCGTCGTGGTCAGCTCAAGCTACAGAACGTCCCCGAAGCCCACCGTGCCGGCGTCAACGCCGTCCTGCACACCCTGACCGACGCCCAAGAGTCCCTGCTCGCCAGCGCCCAGGTTCCCGTCCACAAGTACCTCGGCCGCTCGCGCGTGTTCCAGACGGCATCGAGCTAAGGTAGACTGAGCCATGACCGTCGATGATGTGGCTCGCTCGTCCCTCGCTGCCGTAGGCTCGAACGCCGGCCTGTTGCAGGCGATCAAGTGGACGAGCGACCGTTACCGTCAGCTCTCCAACCGGGGCAAGCTGCGCGCCCTGCGTCGGATCGACCAGCTCGTGATCCCTGCTGCGATCACCGACGGCACGGCGACCTTCACACGCGGCACGGACATTGTGACCGGCGACGCGACCGCGCAGGCGGTGTGGCGCACCGGCATCAGCGTCGTGAACAGCGACAACGCCCCGAACAGCATCGACCAGTCCATCGTGGGCCGATACATCCGATATCGGCGTGTGTGGTATAAGGTCACGAACCTAGAGCCCGACGGCCTCGGCGGAGTGCAAATTCGGCTCCACAACCCGGTAGCTGAAGACAGCTCGACGGCAGTCAACTACAAGCTAGTACAGCGGCACACCCGCTTGCCGAAGGACGCGCGGTTCCTTGGCGGCTTCGTCCAGCAGCGCTTGTGGCGTCCGCTAGCGCAGCTCTCGATCTCGGAGTTGGACCTGACGGCTCCCGAGCGCCTGTTCGTCGCGGGCACCGGCCCCGAGAGCTGGACCGTGATCGGAGACGACGAGGACGGTGTGCGCTTGATCGAGTTCTATCCCTACACGCTGCGCAACGAGGCCATCCTGTTCACCTACTACGCGAAGTCCCCCGATCTCACCCCCGGTACGAACCTGCCCGACGACCTCGACATCGAGTCGCTGAAGATGGGCGTACTGATCGACGTGTACCGCTACGAGATGTCGCAGTCGCTCCGCGCAAATCAGGTCGAGGTCGCTTCCGTGTGGCGCAACGAGCTACGCGCGCAAGAGACGACCTGGCGCAATCGCATGGAAGAGTTGTTCCGGGTGGACCGCATGGACGACGAAGTGAAGACCATCCTGCACACGCAGGGGCCGCCCGTATTCGGGGACTTCACCTTCATACGGACCGCGCGCCAAGACGCCATCAGCCGCCTCGGCAATTTCCCCTAATGGTGGGCGATGGGAACCTTCGCAGGCAACACGCTCATAACGGAGCTGGCTCGCCGGCTTCGTGACACGACGAACGTCGCCTACCCACGCGCCACCGTCCTGAACATCATCAACCGCGTACAGGACGCCATGAACGTGCGGCTGGGACTAGTGTACGGCCAGACCACGTTCAACACGGGCAACCAGGCGCTCTACTCGACCAGCGCCATCGCGTCGGACTACGCCTACCCAGTGCAGATGTTCGACGCGAACCAGCGCGAGCTAGACATGATCTCGTTCGACCGCTTGACGCAGCAGGACGAGGAATGGGTGCGCCGCTTCGGCAACCGACCCGAGGTCTATGCCCCTATCGGCCGGGAGCTGCTCGCCGTCACGCCGATCCCGGTGGTCGCCATGACCCTTACCATGCGCTACGTGAAGCACCCGACGGCGCTTGCGGATGCGGGGGCGCCGCTGTGGGACCTGCCCGACGAACACAAGCCCCTGCTGTTGGACCTGTCTGAGGCCCTGCTCTCGTTGCGCTCCCGGGACTACATCGCCATTCAAGAGGCGGTCAACCGCGCGGCGCCCAAGTTGGGGCTCGAAGACGCGGCGCAGGTGTTGCGCAAGGGAACGGTGGGCGACCGCCTGAAGGTGAAGACCTGATGTCGAACGCGGCGATCACCACGATCATCACGCAGCTCTCGACGACCGCAACCGACGGGACCGTGACGAACAGCTTTCAAGACGATGTGATCTTCGAGCTGTCACGCGGAGTGTACCCGGACGTGCTGGCGCAGGTCGGCTCCGCGTTCATTGCGGTCACGGCGGGCACTGCGCGCTACTCGCTCCCGACCGCCAGTGGCGCGCGAACCCCGCTCGCCCTGTTCTACGACACCAAGCAGTTGCTCCTGTTGCGCAAGGACGAGGCGTGGGCCTACGACGAGGCGTGGCGGAACGCACCGCATAATCAGGTGGTCGGCTATACCTTCGATCCCGAGGACCGGCCCAACTTCGCCCTCGTTCCACCGCCGCGGCGCGATGGGGCAACCATCGGAGGCAACACCCCCACGGTTGTCACTGCGTGGCCCGACGCGAACATCACCGCCGTGTACGCGAACACGGACCTGACGTTCCCAGGTACGACCTACGACGACCTGAAGCTACCCATCGCGCTCGAAGTCATGGCGCGCGAGTTCGGCCGCGACAGCGACCACGAAGACAAGATGATGACGGAAGTCTGTCACAACCTCGCTGAGTTCTTCTTCCTGATGTTCACTCCCGTTGGCAGGCCCACATGAACGCGGCTTCGCGGCGCACCGTCGCGGCGAAGCGGGTGTCACAGTACAAGGTCCACGCTCCGCGTGTCCCCAGCGACCCCGCTGACTTCTCCCGCTTCGTGGCGGACCTCAACGGTCAGCTTAACCTGATCTCGGACGCCTTCGCGCAGCTCTCCCCGAACCAGATCACCCCAACCGACTACGTGCGCAAGGACGAGCTGAACGACCTGATCGACGACCAGAACCAGGAAGCCGACCAGGCGATCACGTCCGAAGGTGAGGGCGAAGTTGAGCCCAAGGCGCGCGGGAAGAAGTCCTCGCGCAAGAGGGCGCGCATCGAAGACGCCGCCGCTGCGACGATACAGAACGCGATCCCGACGGTCGCCCCGCCGTTCGTCGGCTCTACCAGCCAGCTCGGCACGACGACCGACCCAACCTTGTTCTCGCTGAGTGACCACACTCACGGTGGTGTGGCGACCTCGGCTGCCGGTGCCGCCGGACAGGTGTCCTTCTTCACAAGCGTCTTCGAGATTCGCGGCGACAACGCGCTGTTTTGGGACAATACGAACAAGCGACTCGGGATCGGCACAGCGGTGCCCAGCACGCCGCTGCACATCTCGGGCAACGGGATTCAGCGCGTCCGCATCGACGCGGCGGGCAACGCAGCGACGACCGACGTACCGAGGACGCAGCTCCGGCGTGCGCGTAGCACCATCGGCGCTGAGACGGCGGTCACGACCGGCGACGACCTCGGCGGTTTCGACTGCCACGGTCACGACGGAACCAACTACGGCAACGCCGCGGCCTCGATCATCGGCATGGCTGCGGAGGCGTTCACGGGCGCGGCGCACGGAACGCACCTAGACATTTACACGACGGCGCTCGGGGCGATCTCGTCGTCGTTCCGGGCACGCATGACAGCCGCAGGCGAGCTGCTGATCGGGACGACTACCGCTCCCACTGGTGGTGCGCTGTTCCGCGTATCGAGCGCGTTCATCACGGCGATCTACGGCAGCGAGGCCGCAAGTGGCACGCTGACTCTGCGTTCGACCACGAACGCCACGCTCGGGAAGATACTCCTTGGCGCGACGCTCAGCGCCTACGACGAGGCGAACGTCCGGATCGGCATTGGGACGCAGAGCCCAGTAGCGACGGTTCACGGTCTACAGGCTACGCTCGACGCCGAGGTTTTCCGACTTGAGTCTACGGCGACCAACGACGATCCCAACTACTACGCGCGTCAGCAGCGCGTCACAACGACCGACGCGACCCTGACCACCATTGAGACGATTGCTCTAGCCGCGTCGAACACCTACATGATCGAGTCCCGGATCGTCGCTCGGCGCACGGGTGGCGCAGCGGGCACTGCCGAGGACGCGGCGGTCTACCTTGTCACTGGAGCGTACAAGGTGGTAGCCGGGGTGGCAACACTGGTTGGTTCGCTCACGGTATTTACCGCCGAGGACCAGGCCGCCTGGAACGGGACGCATAACGTCAGCGGCGGAAACGTACTCGTTCAGGTACAGGGCGCGGTAAACAACAACGTGACGTGGCATGTGACCACGCTCATTCAGAACGTTGGGACGTAAGATGCTGTTGACAGCCGAACACGCGATCAAGGAAGGAACCAACGCCGCGATGGGGGTAGCGACCCTGGTAGCCGGAACAGTCGTGGTTAATAACACTCGCATCAC